AAAGGCATGGGTTCTCCGGGAGTTGAGGGTGACGGGGATCAGGCGGCCAGTGGCTGGCGCACCTTTTCGATGTGGGCTATGAGCAGGCTGCAGATGCGGTCGAAGTCGGACGGGCGGAACATCACCGCGCTGCGTTCGCGCGTGCCCGCGATGCCCAGGCTGTTGGCGACGAACTCGGCCGTCATGGTGAAGCCCAGCCTGGCGTTGATTTCGCCCAGCTTCAGGGTCGCCTGCTCGTTCGGCGCTCGCGTTCCCAGCGGGACCACGTTTGCGGCATTCGAGGAAAGCGCAGGCGCTGCCGTTGCGACCGGGGCAGGGGGTTGGGTAGGCTTTGCCGCTTCGGCGGCTTGGCGGGCCGTTTCGCGGTCCCGCGCTTCCTGCTCGCGCTGCAGGCGGGCGGCTTCCTCGGCGCGGATGCGCTCGCGCTCGGCTTCCTGCCGGCGCTGTTCCTCGGCCAGGCGACCAGCGATGATCGCCTGCACGGCTTCGCCGTCCTTGTGCACCAGCGTTGCGATGTCGCGGAACAGGTGCGCCGGCTGCGCTTCGATCAGTTTCAGATTGGCGCGGACGCGCTCGGCCGCTTCATTGGCTGCGATCTTGGCCCGTGCGAGCGCCGTGTCGATCGCGTTGCGCAGGCTTTCAACGGTCTTCTTTCCGCTGACGGCGCCGGCAAAGTCGGCCGGGATGAGCGGCATGTAGGCGTGCCCCAAAGAGGCATTGAGCGAAACGATGTGCTTGGTCAGCGCATCCTTGCCGCGCTGCACTTCCTCGGTCCTGATCTGCTCCTTGCGGGCCTTGACCATCTTCTCGCTGGCCAGCCGCGCCGTGCGAGCGAGCGTGCGCAGGTCCCCGATCATGCGGGTGATCTGCTCGACGCTTTGCACCTGGCCCAGCGCGTTGGCCTCGGCCCCGTCCAGGGCTTCCTCGGCGCGCTTCAGGGCCTTGCAGGCGGCGTCGCAGTCGGCGAACTCTTGCTCGCTGGACGGCCGCGCCGGAATCCGGGTGATGAACTCGCGCAGCTTTGCGCCGAACAGGTCCAGGTTCGATTCGACGGTGAGCGCGCCCTTCATCTGGACGGACACCGCAGGCAGTGCTTCGATGGGCGCGGCGACGGCAGCCTGGATGACATCGGCGGGCTTGAATGCGGCCAGATCGGCGGCGAACTGGCGCCACCCGGCGACGATCTCGGCGCGCAATACCGGATCGCTGGCGTACCAGCAGTGCCGTTCCTCGACAAGCGTTTCGCCGTCCCACTTGGACGCCATGAAAAGCACCCGCTCGGCGCCGGACACCATGAGCTGCTGTTCCATCTGCGCGCGGTAATGCTTGGGCAGCCGGGGGCTTTCGTCCTCGCCTTCCATCACTTCGCGCAGTTCGGCCGAGAGCGTCTTGTGTTCAAACGCCACATCGCCCATCAGGGTCAGGCCGTCGAAGCTCGCCGACAGTTCGCCCAGGGTGCCCACCACGGGCGCCAGCCCTTCGCCGATGATCTCTTCGGCCAGCGGCCGGGCCAGGGCTTCGAACCGGTGCCCGTCGGCGAAGCGGCGTTCGGTGGCTGCATCGTGCTCTTGCGCCAGCCCGGTGTGCAGCTTGTGCAGCAGCTGGGCCCTGGTCATAAACGGGCTGCACCCGAGCATGGCCGGCGCATCCGATGCGTTGAAGTGAGTCGCGCGGTGGGCGTGCCATTCCGGCGTGCCGGCGATAAGGCTCATGGTTTCCATGGCGGTCCCTTTCAGTTGAAGGCCGCGAGGTCGGCCATGATCTGTTCATAGGAGGCTGTGAGCTCGGCGCGATGCTTCTCGTCCGGGACTGCGGCGATCAGCGTTGCAGCTTCGTTGACGGCATCGGCGTTGCCGGCCTTGGCGCCGGCCTGCAGCTTCGCGGCGACTTCGGCAAAGGTCACCTTGGGCGCGGCGTCGGTGGCCTTCGCCTTGTCGGCAGGCTTGTCTGCAGGCTTGGCGGCCGTCAGCTTGGCCTTCTGCGCTTCGGTCAGCGCGCCCTTCGTCTCGCACCAGGCGATCAGGTCCGCGACGGTCTTGCCCTTGGCGATGGCCGCGAGGAAATTGGGTAACTGCTTGGCAAAGACTTCATCGGGCCACACTGGCGGCGCGGCGGGCTCGGCCGGCGTCTCTTCGCCTTCGTGGCGCGTCAGGTGCTCGCGCAGCGCGGCGTCCATGTCTTCCAGGTCCTGGGCGAAGCAGTCGCTGGCAGCCGTGACATTGAGCACCATCGCCATCTTGGCGCGCTTGTTGGCCATCTTCAGGATGGTGTTGGCAAGGTCTGCCGGCTCGGTGCGGATCTGCTCCTGCTTGTAGAACGTGCCGCCCTTGCCGCGGGCGTGCTTGACGCGGCGCATGTTGGCCGGCGTTTCTTCCCACTCTTCATGATTCACCGCCTTGCGCCACTTGTACTTTTCCTCGCCGCTCGAGGCTTCGCCCAGGCCGGAACCGAGAACCACTCCGGTGACCTGGTGCGTGCCGATGCAGTTGACGCGATAGCGCACGCAGTCGGCGGTTGACAGGTCGGTGACGTCGTAGGTGTCGGCGACCCGGAACACCATGCACAGCACTTCGGCGCCGGCCTTGTAGAGCGTGGGCTTGTCGGTGCCGGGAATCTTGCCGTAATGGACTTCCGGCTTCATTACCGCGCGCATGACCTCCTGCACCACGGCAACGTGTTGGATGATGTCGGCCACGGCCATGCGGCCGGATGCTTGGGTAGACGCCAGCGCGCCGCCCTTGATTTCAACTACTGCGTTCATGGAACCTTTCAGCCGGCGCGAGGCCGGCGGGTTGTTACTTCGAAAAAATGAGGGAGATCAGCTCGGCCAGTTCGGCGCGGTTGATCCAGATCCAGTGCGCAAAGGAGGCCAATACGGCAACGATCGCAACGCCAAGGAGCCACTGAGCCAGTGCCCAGGCGGGTGCGAACGGCGTTGCAATGGGCTGGTCCTGATCCAGCAGCGGCAGGTACAGGTTTGGCTCGGCGGCGTCATCGCGGCCTTGATTTCCGGCGTCGGAGCGGTTCACGGCGCAACCTTCCGCGGCTTGATCGGCTGCACCTTCGGGGCGGCTTTCTTTTCCGCCTCGGCCTGCGCCAGCTCGCGCCTGATGCGCGCGAACGTCTTGGCGATGTTGGTTTTGCTCGCCGGCACGTACTTGAAGTCCTTGTTCATCAGGCTCACGGTCTTTTCCTTTATTTCAGAATGCTGGTTCGTCGTCGTGTTCGCCCGGGTCGCGGTCGCGCCCGTAGTCGCGATCTGGCGGTTCCGGCTCGTAGTAATCCGCCGGGGTGCCTGGATGCTCGAATCCGCATTCGATGCACCGGTAGACGAACCATTCGCAAGTGCCGTTCGGAATGGACGGATCGCCCATCCAATCCTTGTCGCGGCGCCAGGAGTGTTTTCCGTCCTTGCTCGTGCAGGAGGGTTCGCGCTCGTCCTCGGACTCGTCGTCGTCCTCAAACAGCGCGTCGAAGCACTTCTCACACAGGCCGGAAATGGCGACTTCCTTCTGGCCATCAACGGTGAAGACGTTGACGCCGAACTTGAACGGCTCATGGCATTGGATGCACTTCGCCTCGGAGCGCGGCATGACTTCGCGGCCGACCATCACGCGATCAGGTCCGAGCAAGCTCATGTCACGCGCTCCCAGATGGCGTCCAGCCGGTCGGCCTGCTTTTCGCTCAGCGCGCGGCCCTGCGCGAGCTGGCGGCTGATGCTGTCGACGAACTCGCGCTCCCAGTCGGTCAGCTTTGACTCGCGGTTCTCGCAGTCCTGCACCATCGTCTGCTGTTCGTCGGCGCGGCTCATGACGTCGTGCTCCCAACAGCCTCGGCCTTCGCGGGCTCGTCCGTCGCGTCATCCAGCGCGCGAGCAGCGATGCAGCCAGGGCAGCGCGTCTTGCCGCCCATGCACGAAGGCTTGCCGCAGCGAGCGCAGATGAACACGTCGCGGTGGCAGATGTTGCAGTGCTCGCGGGCGGGTGCGTGCTGTTCGCTCATGTGGCGCTCCCGGTGGCGCGGGTGACAGCGGCGCGAGCATCAACCAGCGTCGGCTCGTCGGAGCCGTCGTCCATCGCGCCCAGCATTGCCTGGAGCGAGGTCAGCAGATCGGGCGCGGCG